ACCTAGTGGCATGTAAAATAAATTTTTTACTTGACTGTTATAAAAAACAGTGATATAAAAACAACATATGAAAATTTTTGTAGGAGCGAAACCGGATCGGCAGCACATGCAAGCGTTATTTCGCTGCAAGCAGCCAGAAAGCGAAGCCCTGCTAAGTTTGTTTAGAGCCAAGCTGGAGGAAGTTAAATCTTCCCTAGTGTCGGCGGACGAACCTATCAGGATGTATCGCCTTCAAGGTCGGGCAGAAGTCCTAGCCGATTTTCTCGAAGCGGTTGAAAAATCGCCCGAGATTTTAGAGCGAGTGAAATAACTCGTATTTTTGTAATCTTGGCAAACCATTATGCGTAAGGCAGACCGAAGTAGGAGCCCGAAACAGAGTTGGAGCTTAAGGAGTAAGTAATGGCCCTACCACGGCAAGTTGAAGCCCAGTTGAGAGAACTGGAAATTATCGAAAAGCAGTTGAGTGACGAGCAAACCCTACAGGGTAAACCCGAACCAACAGAGCCCGAGACTAATGTCCCGCTACCTGAACCGGTTGCTGCGCAGCCAGAGGTTAAGCCAGAAAAACCAGTTGAACCGGAAGTACCGGAAGATACTTGGCAGCAGAAGTACCGAACACTTAAAGGTATGTATGACGCCGAAGTACCTCGCTTACACTCTCAGGTAAAAGAGTTGTCCGGCCGCGTTGAGCAAATTCAACGTGACGCCGCAGCTCCTAAGCCAGAAGTTAAGCCCGCTACGCAGGAGAAACTGGTTACGGATGATGATGTTCAAGCATTTGGTGCGGACTTAATTGAAGTCCAACGCAAAGTTGCCCGCGAAGTGGCAATGGAATTTCGTAAGGATATCGAAGACCTACGGTCAGAAAACGTCAAGTTGCGCGAGCAGATGACTACTACTGGCACTCAAGTCTCCGAAGCCTCCTTTGAGCAGCGGTTACATCGTATGGTTCCTGACTTTGATGCCCTTAACGCTGATGAGCGTTGGGTTAATTGGCTGAACGAAACCGATCCTCTGCTGAGAGCACCACGAAAAACCGTTGCACAAGAAGCGTTCAACCGAGGCGATGCCGAAGCCGTTGCATACTATGTGGGAATGTTCCGCCAAGGCGTAGCTCCCGTAGAGCAACCAAGCAACAAGGCCGCTGAACTGGAACGTCAAATCCAGCCGAATCGTAGCGCTGCAGGCTCTACGCCGATATCTGCCCAAGGGCGCATCTATACGGACGCAGCTGTCCAGAAGATGTACTTGAAAGCGGCTAATCTGGCGAGCAGTGGCAAACACGAAGAGGCACGGAAACTTGAAGCTGAAATTGATGCTGCCTTTATGGAGAACCGCGTAACTGCGTAAACCACGAAGCAGCCTAATCCAACCTGTTTAATTTTTAGGAGGCCCTATGGCTGCTGTTTATCCCGTCCAAGCCCCGTTCAATACGTCTACTTCGTATTCCGGTGCATTTATCCCCACTCTGTGGTCTGGAAAGTTACTTGCTAAGTTCTACCAAAACACCATGCTGTCTGAAGTGTGCAACACTGATTACGAAGGTGAATTGAAGAACCAAGGCGATACCATCCGTATCCGTTTGGCTCCCACTATCACAATCTCCGACTACACCGTTGGTCAGAGCTTGAACTATGAAGTGCCCACTCCAATCTATCAAGACATGCAAGTTACCAAAGGTAAATACTTTGGCGTGCAAGTCAATGATGTGTTGGCATATCAATCTGATATGAACTTGATGAACATCTTCACTGAAGACGCAGCTAAACAGCTGAAAATTCAGATTGAAAATGAGACTTTCTTCAATTCATTCGTGACTGAAGGCCCTGACTCAGCTAACGTCGGCGCTACCGCCGGTGCTATCTCCGCTGCTTATAACCTTGGTTCGGACGTAACTCCAGTTGACCAAGCCACCCCAGAAAACGTGCTCAAGGCTATCTTGCGTATGTCTACTGTGTTGGATGAGCAAAACGTTCCTGAAGACGGCCGCTGGTTGATCTTGTCTCCTTATGATCGTCACTTGTTGATGCAATCTAGCATCGCTCAGGCGTACTTCACTGGTGACCAGTCAAGCGTTGTTCGTACCGGCAAGATCGGCATGTTGGATCGTTTCTCGGTCTACGTGTCTAACTTGTTGCCTCGCGGCGCTGCTGGTAAAGCTTTGGTTGCTGGTTTGACCGACACCTCTACCGGTGCTGCTGTCTCTAGCGCTAAAGCTCGCCGCACTATGGTTGCTGGCACTAAGGCCGCTGTTTCGTTTGCAATGACTGTGAACAAGACTGAGCCTTTGCGTAACCAGACAGACTTCGGCGATATCGTCCGTGGTTTGGCTGTTTATGGTCGTAAGACTGTTAAGCCTCAAGCTTTGGTTGTGGCTCAAGTTGGTTCTGCCAGCTAAATGAAAAGGGGCCTCGGCCCCTTTTCTTCCAACACTTTATTTTTTTTGGAGATTTAAAATGCCTAATGTTACTTCTTTTGGCCGCATTGTCGGCGGCGTAACCACTGCTTTGACAGCTGGTACAACTCAAACTGCTGCAGGCGCTACCGCGCTGACCGGCGCTATCAACACTGTTACTGTTGTCGGAACTGACAACGACGGTGTTATTCTGCCAGCAGGTCGCGGTCAAGGTGACCGTATTACTGTTGCTAACCTTGACTCCGCTCAAGACATCAAAGTATGGCCTAATACCGGTGCTAGCATCAATGGTGCTACAGCGACTACTGCCGCTTTGGTTGTGGGCCAGCAACAAGTTGCCGAGTTCATCCAATTGGGCACAGACGGCTTAACTTGGATTGCAGTCTACGGCGCTTTAGCTACCCCCGCCTAATGGCGTTGTAAGGGCCCCTTCGGGGGCCCTTACTCCTTATAGGAGTTTTGAATGAATGTATTTGACCTGATGGAACGTCTTAATGGCGAAATTTTGGCGAACAAAGTTCGCGCTATTATTGACAGTAAGATAGTCATATTGGCCGAATTAGCGGACGGCGAGTGGGTTCCTACGGAACGCGGTCAAGAGTTGCTTAACCTCCATTCCAATATTGTGGCTGACGAACTGGTAGCAGAAGTCCCAGCCAAAGTCCCAGCAGAAGTAAAAACTAGCAAAAAGAAAGCCCCGCTGGTAGAATCGGTAAAACCCCCGGCTGAGCCTGAAATAGAGCTCGATCCAGTTACCGACAAATAAGGTCTTGTATGAAAGCTCTGAGCGCCTTTTATTCGCGTGTAATGCCGTATTTGCCCGGCTGCTCAGAGCCAATGGCGGATCAAGTCATTTTAAATTCGGCCATCGAATTTTGCGAAAACTCGCTGACTCTCCGAGAAAACCTAGACACTTTTAACACCCGTGCTGGTGCTATTGAGTACGACCTAGACCCCCCGTCTTCTCAGCACGACATTGCCCGTGTGATGAGTGTTGCCGTCGATGGCAAAGAGCTATCCCCCGGAATGGCTGAAGTCATCAAGAACGACTTGCAAACAGCACGAGCTATCCCTCGTGGTTTTTATACTGACCGCACAGGCTCTACATTTACGCTACGGCTTTCACCTCCACCGGATGACGTTTACCCCGTAGTGGTTGGCGTAACTTTGCGCCCTGCTAGGACAGCCACGTTACTTGAAGACGATCTTTACAACATCTGGATTGACCCTATTGTTTCCGGCGCTATAGCCAGAGCCATGCAAATGCCGGATCAGCCGTTTACCAACTTTGCTCAAGCTAGATATCTTTTAGATAGCGCAGCTCGGCAGACCAATAGCTCTAGGATCGAAGGAAACTATGGTCTAATCCGTGGTTCCATGCGAGTTCGTTCTCGCCCTTTTGCTTAAGGTGACTATGGCTACTACCGCGCAATCAATTATTCAACGAGCTGTAGAAACACTGCAGGACGCTGATTCCGTTCGCTGGTCTATTGCAGAGTTGGTGCGTTATTTGAATGACGGCCAGCGAGAAGTAATTGTCTTTCGCCCAGACTCAATGTCGACCAACGCAACGGTTACATGTATCTCCGGAACAAAACAATCACTGCCAACCAACGGCGTAAAACTAATTTCGGTAATCCGAAACTCTGCTGCTTCAAGTACTAAGAAAGCTGTTCGGATGGTAAACCGCGAGCTGCTGGACGTTCAGTCTCCCGGCTGGCACGACTCTACAAGCTCGGTAAATATTGTGCATTTTATGTACGATCCAAGAGACCCAAAGAAATTTTATGTTTATCCACCAGCTACCACTGCCGCGCAGATAGACATTGTGTACACCGCGTACCCCGTTGATATAACTGAGCCCGCTGCGGGTTCCTTGTACACTGCGGTAACTGGCAACATTAGCCTGCCCGATATCTACGCAAACGCTTTATGCGACTACATTTTGTATCGCTCGTTCACTAAAGACGCGGAATACGCAGGAAATGCTACCAGAGCCGCCGGGCACTACTCTGTGTTTGCTAACGCTCTTGGTGTTGAGATTAAAGGCACTGTTGGTGTTGCCCCCGTACCGTCTGGTGGCGGTGCTGTAGCTACATAGGGAGTAAATTATGGTTGACAAAATTCGGCTGGTTCAGGGGGATACTCGACCAGTTTTAGTCGTTACGCTTACGGACACAACGACCGGACTTCCGATTGATATTACGGGGGCTACCGTTCGTCTTAAATTTAGAGAAGCCGGAGCTAGCGCGCTTACCGCTACCATAGCGGGTTCCGTTACTAGCGGCCCCGCAGGAACAGTTGTATTTCATTGGGTTACTGAACCCACTGCGCTAAACGGCAACCCCGGAGAGTACCAAGGTGAAGTAGAAATTACTTTTAGTGACGGCACAATTCAGACCGTGTACGAAATACTTAAGTTTAAACTTCGTCAGGATTTCTAATGAGCGTCGCAGGCATCAGTCTAGAATACGTCTATCCAGTATTTGCGCTGTCGTACGTCAACTTAGCTATAGATGCTTATCTTGACGAAATAGGAGCCAACAAACGGAAGACTGATACGTTTTCCGTGGGGGATACATCTTTTTACTCAATTGCTAAGCAGTTTGCTGACTCGTATGTGGTTTCCGATACCTCAACGCGAGCTGCCTCTAAGGGTTTATCAGATTCAATTAGTACCTCCGAAGTCTTCTCCGCTGTTAAAGTATTCTTACGGTCACTTACCGACACTGCGTCGCTTTCCGATTCTCAAACTTTGGTTTTCTTTAAACCCGTCGCGGATGTTGTAGTTCCGTCGGATACGGTGTTAAGGGCTTATACCAAAACGCTAACAGAGACACTAGCTTTTACTGAGATTATCGGTAAAATAGTAGCATCTGCCCTGAGCGACGCCACTAGCGTAGCAGACAGTGCTGCAAAATCGTATAGTAAACCGTTGCAAGACTCGTCGACTATATCTTCAGCGGGGGTAGTTGTCATGCAAGACTACTGCGACCTGACTTATTTTGAGTTTGATTACGTCGGTTTTAGCCGACCATTTACCTAGGAGAAAATCATGATGAAAGACAGCATTCGCGCTACCGGTGAAGTACAAATTAAAGTGTACGCCCCAAATGGCGATCTTAAACACGAGCAGACTATTCCTAACTTGGTAGTTACTGCGGGCAAAGCCTTTATCGCCTCTCGCATGGCGGGGGTCAGCTCCGCTATTATGAGTCATATGGCCGTAGGTTCTGGCTCCACGGCTGCTGACGCTGCTGATACAACCTTGGGTACGTCACTGGGTCGAGTAACTCTCTCTTCGGGAACTTCCGCCGGAGCCGTTATTACTTATGTTGCGTCTTTCCCTGCGGGTACTGCCACTGGTGCTATTACAGAAGCCGGTATATTTAACGATGGAACTACCGGCACTATGTTGTGCCGTACTGTTTTTGCAGTTGTAAATAAGGGAGCCAGTGACGCCTTGAGTATCACTTGGGCTATCACAGTTTCGTAATTGAGGGTCGCTAAATGTCAACCATCGTAACTCGGTCGGGTAAAGGGTCTCCGCTGACCAATACGGAGGTCGACTCTAATTTTACGAACCTTAACACCGACAAATATCAAAGCGGCGATAATCCGTATTTTGCTACGGGGCTGGTAGGCACAAACGCCAACTTTACCGATTTCCCCAATGCTAAATTTATAGGCAGTCAGGCCAACACAGGTAGCGCACACGTCTACAACATTGGTGTTGCTGGTGAAGGTGTTGCAACCGATGTGGCTGGCGCTGGTCAATGGGGTGTTGGTGTTTACGGCACAGGCGCAACAACAGGCGCAACTCGTGGTATTGGTGTTGTAGGTGATGGTCATGTAAGCAACACTGCTGATACTGCGGCTGCAATTGGTGTTCGTGGTTATGCAACAGGCGCACATTCTGGTGGTCAAAACATTGGCTTGTATTCGCAAGCCACTGGCGGCGCATCAAACTATTCGCTGTTTATGGCAAGCGGGAACATCTATTCCGCTGTGACCCAAACATGGGCTGTGCCTGACAACGAAGCAGTAGCATTGAGCATTGATACGACAGGCAAAGCTGGAATTCTCAAAATTATCACTACCGATAGCGCAGAAGGTATATCGACAAGCGGTAAATTGGATGTAGCAGGTGTAGCTACACTAGGTGCTGGGGCTGTTTTAAATACTCCTGCTAGCGCAACACTTACAAATGCTACGGGTTTACCCCTAACTACAGGTGTAACAGGAACACTTCCAGTTGCCAACGGCGGTACGGGCGCTACGACCCTAGCTGGGGCTTCGATTGCTACTTACACCGGCTCTGAAACCCTGACCAACAAGACCCTGACCAACCCAACGGTAACTGGCTACGTTGAATCTGTAGTCGCCATAGGCACAGTCACCAGCTCGTCTACTATTGCATTGACCAACGGTACGGTGCAAACGGCGACCTTAACGGCATCCACCGCATGTACCTTCACTATGCCGACAAACGTGGCTGGCAAGTCTTTTGTGCTGCTGCTTAAACAGGCAGCTACCACTGGAGGCGGCACAGCTACGTTTACCGGTGTGAAGTTTGCGTTAGCGGGGGCTCCAACAATTACTGCGGCTGCTGGCAAGATGGACATCCTAACATTCGTTGCTGACGGTACGAATTGGTATGGGTCTTACGTACAAGGATACACCCCATAAT